GCCCGGCAACGACGGTGCTCCTGGCGCCGACGGACAACCCGGTGCTGCAGGTCCTGCCGGAATTGCTGGTGATCCGGGCGCTGATGGCCGGCCGGGTGAAATAGGACCCACGGGCGCGCGCGGGGAGAAAGGCGAGCAAGGGCCGCCTGGCCTGCTGCCGGTCGTCAAGACGTTCGCCGCCGACGCGGTGCATTACCTCGGCGATGTCGTCAGCCACGAGGGCGGCACCTGGCAAGCACGCCGCGATACCGGCCAGGCCCCACCGCATCGCGATTGGATCTGCATCGCCGCCGCCGCGCGGCCGCTGTGCATCCGCGGCACCTATCGCGCCGAGGAAACCTATTCCGCGTTCGACGTGGTGATGAAGGAGAGCTCCTCGCATGTCGCGCTCAAGGACGACCCCGGCCCGTGTCCCGGCCCCGGCTGGCAGATCCTGGCGGCGGCTGGTCGGCGCGGTGTGGCGGGCGAGCCTGGCGCGCCTGGCGATCGCGGCCCCAAGGGTGAGCCAGGACAAAAGGGCGACGCGGCGCCGCGCATTGTGAGCTGGCGCATTGATCGCCAGCACTATCGCGCCATCGCGCAGATGTCGGACGGCAGCGAGGTGCCGCTCGGATTGCACGAGCTGTTCGAGCACTTCCACAGCGAGACCAAATGAACAAGCTCGCCATCTTGCAGAGCGCGCGCATTGCAGAGCTCAAAGCAGTTGCCTCCTCGACTGCTCGGCTCTGCATGGCACCGGCGGCCGTGGAATTGTCGCGCCGCACCCGCAGCGACGGCAACAGCGGCCGCCGGTTGCTCCTCCTGCTGCTGGCGCGCGAGCGCCGGCGCAATGCCGGCCTGGTTAAACTGCTCGAGGAATAAAAATGGTCGACATCATCACAAAGGTGCTCGTCGAGGCGACCGATCACACCCTGCTGACGCTCGACGAGGCGCGGTTAATGATCCTCAACATGCCCGGCGGCATTCCACCGACCGACGAGCAATTGCAGCAGCTCATCGATCAATACTCGGCGCTGATCGCGACGCTGTGCAATCGGACCTTTGCCTATCAGACGGTGCGCGAAACCTGGCGCGATTTCGAGCCGCCCTACAACACCGCCTCGCGGCGGCTGTTCCTGTCGCAATGGCCGGTGAAGGAGGAGGAGATCACCAGCGTCGAGGCCCCGCGCGGCACACCGTTGGATCCCTCAAGCTACGAGGTCGAGGAAAAGCCCGGCAAGCTCGAGCTGTTCAACGGCGGCGGCGGCGATCCGATCGTGGTGACCTATAGCGGGGGATACAAATTGCCCGACGAGGCGCCGGACGAACTCAAGCAAGCCGTGGGGCTGATGATCCGGCAATACCGATTCCAGAACGTCCTCGCCTCGGGCGTGCGCACCGTCGCGCACAAGGAATCGCGGGTGCAGTATTTCAGCCCGAAAGACATGGTCGCGGTGCAACCCACGACCGGCGGCGTTTCCATCTCGAACACGATCGATAGCCTGCTTTCGCACTATCGACGCATCGAGGTTTAGCCGTGGCCGAGACGTTTCAGGTCGAGGTCAAGGTCAACCATGCGGACTATGGCAACGTCATCCGCGAGGGCGTGGTGGCGATGGCCAAAACCATCCGCGAGAGAAGTCGCCAGGACGTTGCCGCCGGTGGGCATTTTGGCCGTGGTTCGCTCAAGGGCATCACCACGAACGTGCATAAAGTCGAGGGCGGTTTCAAAGTCGCTGTGGTTTTGAAGCCGGCCTTCATGAAGGTGTTTGAATTTGGCGCAACCAGCACCGGCCATCCGCTGTTGTGGATCCCGATCGCACCTGACGCGAAAGGCATCCGCGCCAAGCGGTTTCCCGGTGGTCTCGTCCGACCTGGCGGTAAGAACGGCAAGCGCATCCTGATCTCGCGCAAGGACAAGCAGATCAAATATGTCGGCATCTCGAGCACGCATAACAGCCAGCGGTTTCATCTGCGCGCGATTGCATTCGAGGAGGCCACCAAGTTCATCGGCCACATGGGAACGGTCGTGATCTGATGCCGGTCGATTTCTCAAACGAGGTTTACCTGGTCGCGTTCAACGTGTTCGCGCGGTCGATCACGGTGACGCCGCTCGCGAGCCAGCCCGGTGTGCCGAGCTTTGGCGGTTACGGAATTTTCGACAGCAAGGAAACCGACGTGCTGGCCGAGGACGGCTCGATCTTTTCCGACTCGAAAACCATCCTCGACATTCGCAGCGAGGACTTTGCGGTCGAGCCAATACAGGGCGATCGAGTCCTCGTGTCCGACATGCCAGGGGCGCCAGGCGGTTTCTTTGAGATCTCCGATGTGGGCGGCAAGGGCAACGCCGGCGGCGAGCTCACCCTGACGCTCAAGCGCATCGTGCCAACCAAGCCAACACCATGACCGTTGCGGTTAACGTCAACAGCGAGGCGCATCTCATCAAGCTCGCGATGCTGTCGCGGCTGCAATACATCCCGCCGTTTGCCGGCCAGGTCGTGCGGTTCGCACGCTCGCGCGCGCGGGCAATCCAGCCCGAGCACGTTCCTTTCATCGGCTGCTACCTGGTCGAGGAGGGGCTTACGCCGGACGGGGATCCTAACGCCGCGCAGCCGCGGTTTATCAATCGGATCACGCTCGGGATCTCTTACATCGTGCAGGACAACGACCCGGACGAGGCCGAGGAGCTGCTCGATCGCGGATTCCAATCGGTGATGAACCTGCTGCACGATCCGCGCTGGCAGTATTTTCCCGACGACAAGGTCATCGTCGAGGCCATCACCGGCGGCAATCGCACGCATCATTTTGGCAACCTCGGCGGCAATCAGAACGAGCTGCCGATCGCCGAGATGCGCATGGAGCTCAACTTCACTTACCGCACATTCTACGACCCGATCATCACCGACATTTTCAAAGTGTTCCACATGGAGACCGTGCCGGGGCCGGTGCCCGAGCCGGGCGTCAAGCCGATCATCACGCAATGGGATCTCTGGGATTCGCCAGAACAATAGGAGAGCATCATGGACATCGTGCATCGTCGAGATCCGCGCAGCGGCAAGCAGCGCCCGCAGGAGAAAGCATTTCAGCCGCGGCGTGCTGTGCGCGTGGTGCCGCGCGACGAGAACATCCGCAAATACATCAAGCACGGCGTGACCAGGGTCGGCTGGCAGGCCGAGGGATCGGCCGAATGGCCGTTCGACGCGTTCACGCGCAATCGCCTGCGCGACGGTGATGTGACCATCGAGGTCGCCGAGGAGCGCGCATTGCCGAAACCCGAAAACGAAAAACACGAAAAGTCGGAAAAGTCGGACAAGGAAAAATCGGAAAAGCCTGAAAAGGCCGACGCTAAAACCTAACAAGCTAACCTAACCGCATGGCCCGTCGTGATGACGCGCCAGTCCCCATGATGGAGAGCCTCCATGCCCATTAGCTTTGACAACATTCCCGCCAATTGGCGCATGCCTTTGTACTGGGTCGAGGTTGACCCGAGCATGGCGGGCCTGCCGATCGTGCGCAATCCCGCGCTCATCATCGGCACGATGAACATCTCGACCAAAAAGGTTGGCACCGCCGTGGTCGCTTTCGGCGGCAACGGCTACGTCGTCGGCAACACCATCACGCTGCCGAACGGCGTGGTGCTCACCGTTGCCACGGTGACGGGCGGCGTCGTCGCGACCACAACCATCACCAAGGCCGGCAGCATCAATGCGGCGTCAGCAGCGCCGACCAATCCGGTGCAGTCGATTTCCACCAATGGCCCCGGCACTGGCGCGGCGTTCACCCTGACGTGGGTCAACGACGTCGTGCTCAATCCCAATGCTGACGCGGGCACCGGCGTGCCGAACGTGCCGATCCCGATTGGCACGCAGGCGCAGGCCGATAACCTGTTCGGGCAAGGATCCGAGCTCGCCCTGATGTGCAAGGCGTTTTTTGCAAATAATTTCGCGCAGGAAACCTGGGCGCTCCCGGTCACGATCCCGACCGGCTCGACCGCGGCCACCGGCAGCATCGTGGTCGCCGGCGCGCCGGTCGAGGCGGGGCAGCTCGACCTCTATATCGCCGGCCATCACGTCGACAATATCGTGGTCGGCACCACCGACACGCCGACGACGATCGCCGCGCTGATCTCGGCCTGTATCAACGCCGACCCGACCTTGCCGGTCTGGTCCTCGGCCGCGGTCGATACCGTGACGCTCACTTGCAAAACGCCGGGCATCAACGGCGACGAGATCAGCGTGCAGATGAACTATTACGGCAAGGTTGGCGGTCAGATGACCCCGCCCGGCCTCATTCTCGCGCTGCCCGCCACCGGGCTGCTTACCGGCGGCGCCGGCGTCCCGAGCTATGACGCGGCGATCTCGGCGCTCGGTGAGAACGAGTACGAATACGTTTGCCTCGCCCACACCGACTCCAACACGCTGTTCGATTTCGAGAATGAGTGGTCGTTCGGAGATAATGGACGGTGGGGATGGATGCGCCAGCTCTACGGCCATCTGTTCGCGGCCAAGCGCGCCACCTATTCCGACCTGATCATTTTCGGGGCGACGCGCAATTTCGGCATCACCTCGATCATGGCGTGGGAACCCACCGCGGCGAGCCCGACCTATGAAGTGGCCGCGGCCTATTGCGCCAAGGCCGCGCGCGCCTTGACCAACGACCCGGCCCGGCCGCTGCAGACGCTCTCGCTCGACGAGATCCTGCCCGCACAGCACGACCTGCGATTCAATCTGCCCGAGCTCAACAGCCTCTCGGGTGCAGGCATTGCCACGCAGCGCACCGGCAAGGACGGCGCCACGCGGATCATGCGTGAAACCACGACCTACCAGCTCAATACCTATGGCTATTCGGACGACGCCTATGAGCTGGTGACCACCTTGGCGACGCTCGCCAAGCTCATCCGCAATCAGCGCCAGGCGATCACGTCGAAATTCCCGCGCTATAAACTCGCGGACGACGGCACCAGGTTCGGCGTCGGGCAGAAGATCGTCACGCCCAAGACCATCAAGGCCGAGCTCGTCGCGCAGTATCGCATCGACGAATTCAACGGCCTGGTCGAGAACGTGACCGCGTTCAAGGCCAATCTCATCGTCGAACGCGATCCTAACGATCCCAACAGGGTCAACACGCTTTACCCGCCCGATCTCGTCAACCAGCTCCGCGTGTTTGCTGTGCTCGCGCAGTTCCGGCTGCAGTACAACCGCGGCCAGGATCTCGAGATCATCAACTAACTCCCGCATCTGGCGCCCGCGCCTTACCCCGCAAACGGCTGCGTGCGGGACCAGCAGCCGCTCGGCCCGTCGTGACGACGCGCCATTCCCATCGATGGAGGTCCTGCTATGGCTCAAAGAATCGCCGGAACGGCATTCCTGAAAGTCGACGGAAACATGCTGCCGCTGCGCGGCAATTTCACCGTCTCACCGTCGGCCGTCGAGCGCACATTCCTCGCCGGTCAAGACTACGTCCACGGTTACCAGGAGCTGCCGCGCGTACCCTGGATCGAGGGTGACGTCTCCTCGACGCAGGAGGTGCTGATGGAGGACCTCGAGGCGATGGTCGAGGTCACCGTCACCGCCGAGCTCGCCAACGGCAAGGTCTACGTTTTGAAGGAAGCAGGCTGCAAGGCCGCGCTCGAGAACAATACCCGTGAAGGTCAATTCCGGGTGCGGTTCGAGGGCACGACCTGCGAGGAGATATCGGTTTAACAACAGGAGCAATTCATGGATGAAAGGACTCGCGATCCCGTTATGGATGACGAAACCAAGAATGAGCAGCCGGTCGATTTCGACAACCTGGCCGCGGGCGATCCGCAGCTCGCGGATCAGCTCGAGCAGGTGTTGACCAAGCCGATCCAGGCGCACGGCGAGGAGCTGCACATTCTGCGCTGGCGCGAGCCGACCGGCGCCGACATCGAGCGCGCCGGCAATCCGATCATCGTGGATTTTTTCGGCGAGAAACCAAGCCTCACGTTCAACGAAAAGAAAATGAGCGCGATGATCTCGGCGCTGTGCCAGGTCCCGCCCTCGAGCGTGCGCCAGCTCACCGCGGGCGATTGGAATTCGATCGCCTGGAAGCTCGTCCGTTTTTTTATGCCCAAGATGGCGGGCTGATCGCACCCGATACCATCGTGCTGACCTGTTACGAGCTCGCCTATTTCTATCACATCGACCCGCACATTTTCCTCGAGCAAACCATCAGCCAGCTCGGCCGCCATCGCTTTTGGACCGAGCGATTAACCGACCGCATTCGCGCCGCTCAGGAAGCCGAAGCACCGCAGGAATGAAGGTGGGAACTTGGCAAGCGCAAGATGGGTTTCAGGCGCGAATTGGCCAAGCTCCCATGCGGGGGCGCATCACCTGCGTGCCGCAATGACATTGGTAGCAGAATAATCCCATGGCCGACCAGACCATTGAGATAAAACTGATCCTGCGCGACGAGCTGTCAAAGCAGCTCGCGCCTATTATTGCGCAGCTCAATCAGCTCAATAACATCAACCTCGGCCGCGCTAACGAGCAGATGCAGACGCTCGGCAAAGGCGTGCAGGCCGTGCATCGCGAGCTCTCGACGCTCGCGCGCATCGGGTTCGGTGGCCTGATCGGTGGCGGTGTGGTGGCGGGCATTGTCGCCACCGGCAAAGCCTTGAGCGACATGGCCGGCAAGGGCCTGCAGCTCCGTTATGCCGCCGATGCGCTCGGCGTCTCGACCGACATGCTCAACACATTCTCCGACGCCATGATGGGGCTCGGAAAGTCGCAAGAGGAGGGCGCGGCCGGGATACAAAGCGCAGTCAAGGCGCTGCGCGAGCTCTCGGTTGAGGGCACGCATTCGAGCCTGTTCAAGCAGCTCGAGCAAACCGGCGGCCAGACCGGCCGGCGTATCGGCGAGGAGCTGCTGCGGGAGGTCACCGGGCCGCGCGGCGCACAAGGCGCGCTCGTGCATGCGTTGACGCGCATGGCCGGGATGCGGCAGGACGCAGCCGCCAAGTTCGGCAGCATCCTCGGGTTCGGTCCCGGTTTCGGCCGTCAGGCCGCGCGCGATTATCTCGAGGTCCTCGGCCAGCTCCCGAAACGGATCGAGCTCACGCATCGCCAGCAGCTCGATCTCGCCAAGGCAAACGCCGCTCTCGAGATCTCCTGGGACAATATCAAGACCACGCTGGCGTCGGCGCTGATCCCGACCTTTGCCAAGCTGGTCGAGCAGCTCTCGGCATTCATGCAATCGCCGGACGGCGAGAAATTCACCAAGCAGCTCGAGGCTTGGGGTGCCGAGATGAACAAGGCCGTCGACGCCTGGCTCAAGGGCGGCGGCATGGAGGCGGCGATCACCGCGCTGCGCGAGGCCGCGGGCGAAATCAAAGCCGGGTTCATCGAGGCCGACAAAGTCATTCACGACATGGGCCTGAGCTGGCCCAAGGTGATCGGCGCAGTCGTTGCATTAGATTTTGGCGCAAAACTTATGTCGATTGCTGCGGGCCTCGGGGCTATCGCGCGCATTCCCAACATCTTGGCGCTGTTGACTCGTCTGTCGGTGCCGGGTCTGTTGACCACATTGCTTACGAACAAAGATTCGATACGCGACGCACTCCAAGAGCAACAACGACAGGCCATCGAGCAGCATCCCGGCATACCGGGGTCAACGCCGGGGCGTGGGGTCATCCCGAGCTGGTGGGATTTTTTCAAGCAAGCCATCCCCGATTTATTCCGGGGCAACATCGATCTGTTTCCCAAGGCGCAGCCGCAAAGCGGCGATGCGACACCGAAAACCGAACCCGAACGCCGCGCGGATCTGGTCGAAAAGAAACGCGAGTCCCGCGAGCTCACCGAGGAATTCCGAACCCTCACCTACGACCTCGCCAAGCTCAACGACTACATCATGCCAGGCGGCCCGGAAGGCGGCGGCGGCACGAGTGGATTTGGGGCGGGCATGTCAGGCTCGTCGATCATCATGGCTGGCTCGCGCGCAGATCGATCGGCGGCCGCGGGTGAGAAATACTTCCAATCCTTGATAGGCAAAGGAAAGGAGGAGGACGACGATTGGTCGTCGCGCATAGGTAAAGCCCTTTCACTTGCCGGTCGCGGGGTGAGCGAGTGGGCGCCGAGAGAGGAAGCAGAATTCGGCTATGGACCGCCTAGCGTCGGAGGCTTGCGGGAACGCGAATTCGAATTCGAAAAGGAGGAGTTTAAGTCTAGAGGACGGTTCCAAGCCGACGAGCCCGATTGGTATAAGAAACGAGATCCCACCTATGGCGAGGTGCCAGGAGGTAATTTTAATCCTCGCACTGGTCAACCGGCAGGTCGACCAATCAATTTTAACCTCGGCGGCGGTCGCGGCAGCTCGACAAATATATTTGCGTCATCACCGTCGGGTTTTGGCGGCGGCGAGAGCGGTGGCGGGGGAATTAGCCCAATCATCAGTCACCTCGCCTCGCGCGATTCAACTTCGATAAACGGCAGCGCCACCGTCGACATCGATGTCGGCGGTGCCACCGAGCCGGGCCGCGATCCGTCCTCGCTGTTTCGTAACCAGCCGCTTGGCGGCACGCAGCAGATGCAGAACGTCACGCAACCCCCCAAAAATCCGTTGAGCTTTAACTAATGGCCGGGCCAGCACCCACCGTTGAGGTCATCATCCGGGACGAGGTCTCGGCTGCGCTCGAGCGCCAGCGGCAACGCTTGCGCCATATTGATTCGCAAACGACGTTTAAGGGATTGCGGGGTGCGTTCAAAGGCCTCGAGGATAACGTCACGCGGGTCGGTGACGTCGTGCGCCGGGAGATGGGCTCGCTGGTTCGATTGACCGGCGTTACCGGGTTCCTCGGCGGCGGCCTGGTCGCGG